GCCAGCTACTGTAGCTGAGGCTGAGAAGAAGGGTCAGATTATGCTTGATCCTCGTGTTGTTACGGCAACAACTAATGTTGAAGATTTGGATGCTTCATTGTGGGTTAATGCGCCGGAGGCTATTCTCCGACGCTTTAATGTTCACATCGAGCAAATCGTTCGTCCCGAGTACCGGGAGGATGATTCTGCACGTTTGGATTCACGCAAAATTCGTGAGTTTGGGAGTGAAATGTTCCCAGATTACGGTCTCTATCGTGTCTACAAGTGGGTCCCCGAGGAGAAGGGTGGCTCCACTAAGATGGATAAGAGAGTTAAGCAGTCCTTTGTGAAGAAGTATTTCTTTGCCGAGGATAAGTGGCTTAGCATTAAGGAGTTGCTTGAATTCTTGCGTGTTGAAGCGTTAGATCATTTTGAAGGCCAGAGAGCCTTTGTTAGTGGACAGCGCGCGAATGATGAATTCGCTATTTGTTCCACTTGCCAGATGCCTGAGCAGTTCTGTTCTTGTGATTCTTTGGATTCACAGGCAGGATTGCCTGGTGTGGCAGAGGTCCGTGATTGGTATCTCGCGCTCGAGGAGAGCGTTTGTAGCCGCATTGATGTGTGGCTGCGTGATTTTTTCATGAGTCAATCAGGATTGGTGCTTGTTGGTTTTAGTTATCGAGCATCGATTATTGAGCTGATGAAGAAGCATGTTGTGCAACTGTTGACAGTGTTTGTAATGGCAATTGTTAATGAGTTGCATGGCGCCTTATGGAGCGTGCACTATGGTTGCTGCATTGTGTGTTTATTGTGGCTTTGTGTATTGGAAAGTCATGCAGATGCGCAGCGAGATGATTGTACGTTGGACGACATGTCCGCGTCCATCTGTGTGGTTTGGAGAATTGTCTTGGGAAACCAAGAAGAAGATTCTTTTTGCCTTTGGTGGATTGTGGCTTTGGCGCATTTTGCGTTCCGCGGCGTCCCTTTATTTCTCCACTTTGTGTGTTAATCAGAGTGGAGAGGATGATGGGACCAACCATGGTTTCGTACGCAATGAGGCTTCGTATCAGAAGGATCAGACCCCGTTTTGGGGTGATGTTGGCCGTTTGTTTCGCGAGGGCCGCAATAAGTATGACCTTACGCGTGGTGAAGCCGCTGTTACCACTTCTGCTGATCGCATTGTTGATGTCATTAAGAAGCGTCAATGTGTGATCGAGAAGTCGGATGGCGAGTTTTGCAACATTGTGCCGCTTGAGAGCAATGTGTGGGTTATGCCCACGCATGTTGTGCCCTCAAAGCCAGTGAAAGCAATTGTACGTCGTCCTGCAGGAAATTACGCCAACATTATGTTGGATCCTGCGTCGACTGTTAAGGTTAGTGGAGATTTGAGTCTCCTTTACTTACCGGAGTTGGGAGATCAGAAGGATCTCACCGGTTTCTTGCCTTTGGATGAAGTTGAGAATGACAAGAATGTAGAATGCAAGATGGTGTATCATGATGGAAGCAATGTGAAGGTGAGCGAGACTTTTCTCGCAACTTATGGACGTGTTATTACGACTAAGGGTGGATGGTTCAAGGGATTGAACTATTCATTTCCTGTTAACACTTTCAATGGGTTGTGCATGGGCACGCTCATTGGTCTCGGTAAGAGACAGCACATTGTTGGCTTTCATTTGGCGGGCAGAGCCCGCCGTGGAGGTGCTGGTATTCTAACGGCTGGTGCGTATACATCCGCCAAGAAGAAGTTGATGGCCAGGCCCTCTATTTTGCTTTCTCATTCTTCAACACCCTTTGATACTAAGATTCAGGATGTTGATGTGGGGCCTTTGCAGGCCCCGAATGAGAAGTGTGTGACCCGTAAGCTTGGTCTTGACAGTAAGATCAAGATTTTTGGGGCGCACAACCAGCCTTCGTCAACACCCAAGAGTAAGGTTGTCACTTCGCTTATTTCAGGCGCGGTGACAAAGATTATGGGTATTGAGAAGATTCATGACAAGCCACAAGGCATGTCAGAGGTTCGCCATAAAGAGGTGGATATTGCTGGTAAGGTTGATACTGTTTATGAGATCAATCAGCAGCGATTGGACAAGGCGTATGTCGATTTTTCGACGTCCGTGCTGTCCGGCCTTGATGAGAAGGAGTTGAGCCAGGTACGCCTTATTTCAGATGATGCAAATTTATCTGGATTGGATGGCGTGCTTGGAGTTAATGCAA